ATGTCAGCTACAGCAAAGTCTTCCTTAACCCAAACGCGAACGTCATATTCCTTGTTCAGCTCATTCCAGGTTTGTTGCTGACCCAGCTTACCTTTCTTGTCAATGCGGGTAAGTGCTGCTTTAGCAGCAGATTCAGTTTTGTAATTGCGAACAAACATACCAACTGAACGAGCGGGTGTGCTAAGAATTTTTCCGTTTTGCTTGTTGTAGATAACGTGTAACATATTTTGTACCTGTTTATTTAATTTATACGTATATTATAGGTGAAAACGTGGTACGAGTCAAGCGGATTCAGCATTTTTTGACGTTGTTAAGTCATTGAAATGCAAGCTTTTTGAAAAATAATTTGTTATTTCTTCTTGGTAAAGTTAATTTGTGCGAAGAATTCGTTGTTTTTACTAGGTATAAACGAGATGGACGGTGAGCCAAGATATCCAGCAGCTCTCATTGCTGCAAATTCATCGCCGGACTTGAAATTATATACTTTTTCGCCCGAGAACCATAATGCCATGATTGAATCAAATTTAGTTTTCTTTTGATACCAACGAAAATTGTTTTTCATGTATTGTGATTCTGCTAGTATTCCAGTTTTATCACGTGCTGCGGCTGCGCCTACTGCCTTTGCCATAGCTTTATCAAATGATAGCGAAAGTACTGATTCAACTGATTCTTGTACTGCCTTTGGATTGTTTGGATACACCTGATGCAATGCTGCTACAGACACAGTTAGAGATTTTGATATTACAGATTCAAATGCTTCAACGAAGAACTGGTCTTGTTCCGGCGTTAGTTTATTCTTATCAGCGACGGCGCGTAAACTTGCAATAATTTGTTCTTTAGTTGTATTAACTGAACCAGTCTCTCCTAGTCGTCCGCCTGACCCCGCCTGTAGTGCTGCCTTAACTTCGATTAGGCTTTTAGCGATTTCAATATCACCCTTTGCTGCAAGAGTAACTTCAGGAGACATAATTGCTAATGCAAATTCACCGGGCCCTTTCATTTGTGCGCCGCGTCCAAAGTTAGCATTAGATTTGAAAAAGTTTTTTGTAAATTGCGTTGGAAAAATATCATCGAAGGTTGCGGTAGCTTGTTGCAATGCAGTTACATTTACTGCCTTTCCAGCTTCTAGTAAATCAACAAACTCAACCTTTTCCGTTGAGGTTCCTTCTATAGCCGAAATAGAACTAATCATCTCGTCTATAACTGCATCAACGTGTCCAATATTTGAATCTTTAGTTGTGGTAGCTAATGCTTTCTCAATCTTTCCTTTTGCGTCTCTAGTAGAAAGGACTTGGAAAATTCTATCAAGCAGTGCAAAGTCGTTAACGCCTTTTACCTGATCAATAATTTCTTTTTTTAATTTGGGTACGGATACCTCTTCGGATATAAATTCAAAATGTCTCATAGTAGTATTTATCATGGTTTCTCTTAATTGGTTAGTTGTTTTGGAATACAGCTTTTAGTAAAGCTTTAACGTATGATACAATCTTTTGCCATAAGTTAAACCTTTTTGGTTTCTCGATTTGTACTATTTCAACTTGTCCTAATAGGTATAAATCATTAAACTCTATTCGCTTCGCCATTACTGCAAGGCGCGCTTCTTCTTTCTTGGGGCCTTCTTGTAATGCGTAAAAGATAGCTTCTTCATCTTTTGTAAATTCAGCTTCAGCTTTTAAGTATCCATCTGGGACGCGACACAGTTGTCCGCCAATCATTATCTCTCTTGTCATGATAATGTGATGTCCTCTAAGCCTGCTGCTCGTAGTTTAGTAATGTGTCCAAGCATAAAGTTCTTAGCTTCAATACCTTTCATAATGCCAAGGTACTTGTTCCGCGTAAACGCAACAGAGTTTTTAAGTTCTTCCATGCTTGTTACTTCGGGTTCGGCGGATGCGTATTTTTCTGCATCACGGCTTGTTAATGCTTTGTTATAGCTTTCGAGGTAAAGTCTGTAGTGCTTACGGAATTCCTTGTTATACTGGATTTCCATATGCTCCAAGATTGCTTCAACTTCTTGCAGTTGATTAAAACGATATTCCAATATTCCAGGTAAAGCGGCAACTTGCTTTTCCAAGTTGCCTTTAATTTTACATTCAAATTTTGCTTCGTCTATTTGCTTGTCAAAATAGTCCAAGCATTCTGGAAGAATGGAAATGTCTTTTACAACCTTGTTATACCACATGTTACCACTCGTCTTCTTCGGTGTCTACATCGTCCCAATCTTCATCTAGATATTCTGATGCTGCATCTTCTAGATATCGATCGGATCTAACCAGACTCTGAAACTCAGAGTCCGGAAAGTCCATGTCTACTATTACCGAAATTAAATGGTCAGCTGCTTCCTGTTTTTCTTTTGCTGGAATATATTCCTTTAAAACATTCCACATTTCTCTGACTGATTCAACGTCTGTCATTATATAATCTCCAAATTATATTATAGTTATCAAAATTAGACTAATTCTACGTCTTCTTCATCGTTTTCTAAGTCGGAGATATTAAGGCCTCCGGCCATAATGTCAGCCATAATATGGTCAAGAATACCATTCTCATTTCTTTCGTACTTCTTCTTAAAATACTTGTGCTCTTCCCCGTTGCTATCTGTGTAAACGTATGAGTTTCCAGTCTTAGTTAGCAAGCCTTTCTTCTCAAACATGTCAAACAGACCGCTGTATGGGTTCATGCCTTCTTCGTATGGAATCTTAACTTGAACACCTTCAAACGGTTTTGCGTAACGTGTTTTCATTACTTTACACGCGGCACGAATACCCTTGACGTCACTCACCTTGTTTCCGTCAGCGTCTTCTTTCAGCTTCAGCTTGCGCATAGCAATAACAATAGAGCTAGCGTAAATGAAACCTTGTCCACCGCTGATTTTATCGTCGGGATCAAACATGTCTTGCGACGCATATGTGTGATTAGTTGCTACCATTCCTACATTGTGCGAGCCAAACATGTTTACACTGTTGCGGACTAATGCTGTTAGTTCCTTGGGCTTACGGCCCATGTCACCTTTCATATCACCCTTGTTGAACTGGTCAACGTCTGTAGGTGTTAGCATCATTCCTAAGCTGTCCAAAACAAATAACACTTTCTGTTCTTCGCGTTCTTCATCGGTCAACGTCTTATAAGTTCCCATAAACTCTGAGATAGTCTTAGCAACGTCATCGATCATGCTCATGTTAAGTTTCATCAGCTTGTCCTCGTGAGTATCAACATCGAGGGCTTGCAGCCAAGCTTCATCTAGCGCATTTTCGGAGTCAATTAATACGACAAAGATGCCTTGTGCTTGAGCTGCTTTAACTACGTTCGCGGCTGCGAAATAAGATTTACCTGAACCAGACTCTCCTGCAAATACTGTTACTTTGCCTAATGGAATGCCCTTGTTGAAATCAGCACTGATAAGGTAGTTCAGTGCGTAATTGCCCGTAGAAATCCAGTCTGTCGGATCGTTAAATCCTACAGATAATCCTGGTACGGATTTTGTAATTGATTTCCGGAATTTAGCCGGATCAAATGGTTTAGTCATTATTGAGTTCTCCTAAGTTAAAGTGTGGACACTCCTAAGAGTGCCCACAGGTAGATTATCCAGATTGACGGCTACGAATCTTGTCTAAGATTGCTTGTGCTTTGTCGTTGCTGCCAGCAGTTTCTTCAGCAGGTGCTTCTGCTTTAGTTTCAACTTCCGGGGTCTTTACCTCAGGTGTTTCTTCGGTCTCTGCTTTAGGTGCATCAGCCTTCTTGTCGTCTTCAGCTTTTGGAGTAGACGGTGCGTCCATTCCATATGGCTTGTAGAACTCTGCCCAACGTTCTGGATCATACGGCTCGCCGTCAACGCTTGCTTCAAACATTTCTTTGATAGCGTTTAAGTGTGCTTCGTCCGGACGCTTCGGCAAGAAAGACTTAAGATCATACAAACCGTGCTCGTCGATTGCATCTCTTTCTTCCTGTGTAAGCGGAGACTCTTTACGTGAGTATTTGCTTGTTGCGTAGCTTGCAAACTGTCCACCAGAAGTTTTGTTAACAACAAAATCTAATCCGTTTTCGTAATCAGTTGGCAATTCTTCAAGCTCAGGATCCATTAACGCTGCCTTAGCAATGTCAAAGATTTGAGGTGTGAAGATAAAGCGACGAATTGGGTTTTCAACTTCTTCTTCGTCGAGAGGGTTGTCACGTACAAAACCTTGCATAAGGTATGAACGCTTTTTCCAGTACTTGCGAGCAACATCTTCCAGTTGTGGATCTTTGAACCACGGACGTACTTCTGCAAGGACAGGGCAAGAACCAATTGGCTCCCACATTTCCATGCAAGGTACTTTAATTGTGCAAGGTTTGCTCATTGGGTCACCTTTGATACCTGGGAATGTAAGATTGATTTGCAATCTTTCGATCCAGAAAAAGGTGTTTGTTTCATCGGCATCCGGTAAGAAACGAACTCGTGTTGATTCGCCTTCCTTAATGCTCCAGTGCGGGAAGATATCGTTGCTTCCGGAAAAGTTACTTGATTTGCTGTCTTCTTGTTCTTGAAGTTTCGCGCGTATTTCTGCTAGTGTAGCCATGTTATTATTCTCCTAAGTTTTCATGTTTACCTGATGAACTAGTACTCCGACTAAGTTCAACTCATAATAAGCAATTGCACTTATTACAGTTTTATTTATCCTCTTTTAAAGATAATTAAAATTTATTTTTTCAAATATGCGATTGTCTTGTGCGGTAATATAGTTAATTATATTACGCTTTTAGTGGAGGATTTTATCTTATCAAATAATAGCGTAGAGTCCAGTGCGAACTCCTGTTGTCTTTTTGAGTGGTTTTGTGAATTGGCTATCGCCGTAGAATGTAGCTCCCATCTTGCGCCAAAATGGTATAGCTTTCTTTTGAATGTCATATACACGAAGCTCGCCAAATGTATCTTTGAGTGATTGAATAGCTACTCGGCCGACGCCGCCTTTGCGCTTTGCTGGTGGGAATTCAATATTAACTAAGCCTTCAACTTCTTTTGTGCCATCCTTTACAAATAGCTCAACAAAGCCTGCTTCGCGCTCATCCCATTCGTCGCCTTGTAGCTGTCCTTCAACTCCACGTAAATCGTAAACCATAAACTTCAAACGTGTAAAGCCTGCGCGTGAGTTACCGGAACGCATACCGCCCACAAGTGCTACCTGGGAGTTTTGCATAGCAAACATTCCCATAGCCATATCGTGTGTTGACATTTCTTCTTCTTTAATTGGAACTAACTTTAGGTGAGGCTCGGGCTTTCTAAGATCTGGGTGATCGTCTGTTGGGCTGCCGTCATCATTGTAGTAGCTTGAGCGAGCGCGTAAACGATCCATCTGTACATCGCGTTTGCGATCCTGTGTAGGAAAGCCAACGACATCACCTTCGTTTAGAAACTCAGCTATTTTCACTTTGTAATACCAGCGTCTCTCATTAGCTGTGCTAAGCTTTCGGACATATGTAGTCCAGTTTTAGCTTCTTGCTCAGCCATACGCTTTAGGGCGCCTTTAGCTGCGCTGTGGTCTGCATCTTTACCTTTCTTCTGTAGTGCTGCAACCATACGCTTAGCATCGTCTTCTTCGTCTGTTCCGCCAACTGCGCTTGTCTTGTAAACTTCTAGGTAGTCGCTGTATGTTGCTTTTGGAAGGACAACATCGCCTGACTTCATACGCTGGTGTGGAGCACGACCACGCGCTTCTTCAACACCTTGGTCAAGTTCTAAGTCTTGTACGATTCTGCGCCAAATTCCGCCGCGGTCGCTTGAACTAAATCCTTGGTCTTCTGGCCAGTCATCGCATATCCAAGTAACTGCATCGTCAATTGTAGCGTAAACATAATCCATACCGTGACGTCTAATCGCTGTAGGATGTTCACTCATAAGCTTATGAATCATTTGGCTTCTAATGCTATCAGATAGTTCTTCGTCTTCTGTTATATTGTCGTTGCCTGATAATTCCATTGCATATTCTGGAGCATGTTGCTGTATCCAACCCGTAATAAAATCAGCTGCGTCTGCTTCTGGGCCTTGTCTTTCAGATTCTGCATAAATTGCATCCGACAATTCGTCATCGCCTAGCAGATCATAAAGTGCGCTTGTAGCATTCTGTCCATCTGGACCAAATGGCAATGGGTTAGCTAATAGCTCGCGTAAACGATCTATTTTTTCTGGGGTATCTGGAACTGCCCAAGTGCCTTCGTTAACTCCACCGCGCATCATTTCAGCCTGGCGGAGCATGTTTGCTTTTATTCTATCTTCGCGGTTAAGTTCATCTTTATTTTTAGCAACGTATGCTAAACGTCTGTTAGCTTTGCTAGCATCATCCCAACCTTCCTTCTTGCCTTCTTCAGTTGGCTCACGCTTAATAGGACGAACGTTATCGCGTCTCATGTAAATACTGTTACCGTCATCCATCTTTAGTCTGTAAACAACTTTGAATGGAACCATTGCTGAGAATGTATGCTCTCTTTCAGCACCAGTAATTTCACCTTCTTCGCCGTTGTATTTGACATCGCCAAATTCTGGCTGTCCGTATACTTTAGCACGGCGTCCAATTACTTTAGAGTTGAAAGGACCGGACTTGACTTCGTCTAATTCTTCTTTGTTGTTCTTAGCGTGGCAATCGCAATGCGGGCATTCTGGACCGCAATGGCATTGACTAACTGGCTTGCCGCAACATTCTGTTGAGCACATTTCTTCTGCTTCAGTTACGCCTTCCTCGATAAGCTCTTCAAAGTCGTTAAATAGCTGATCGTAAATCCATGCATCTGGAGTTTCGTCGTCGCCAGTTACAGCACCGTATGGCATTTCGCCGTTATTGGAATAGTAATCATAAAGCTTATTAAATAATGGACTATCGTATTCGAACTCAGCGCGATCATTTACGATGTCTGAAATTTGTTGCATATCATTATCGTCTAAGCCTGCGTTTTTCGCATAGTAATCAGCCCAACGTCCGCCGGACGGTCCTGGGATTTTTGCAGCAGAAAATGCGCCTGCTTCTTCTATCCACTCTTCGATTTCTTCTAGCGGCTTAACTGTTGGCTTAGCTGGTGCTTTAGGCGCTGCATTCTTCAAGCTGTAAGCTTTTTTGACTACTGGCATTGCAGCTTCCATCTTATCGCTAAAACGCTTCTTAGTAAAGCGTTCCTTCATTTCATTCATTTCGTCATCGTTAGCATCGATCATTTCTTGTAGTTCAAAGCTTTCTGTGTATGACTTGTAACCACGCTTGCCTTTAAGTTTTCCTAAAGTCTTACGTGCTTCGCTGTAATATTCTTTTGCTGCTTCAACCATTTGCATAGTAGTTTCGTCTTCGTAAATTGCGTTACGGTTACGTGCTACGAATGGGCGCAGTGTTGCAATTTCTTCTACCATTACTACAATAGATTGTCCAATGTCATCATGTGGGCGTCCGCCTTGACCAACGTGCTGTGCCATAGCTCTTGCGCCTGGAACTGAGTTGAACGGCATCTTAAAACGCTCGCCTTCGTCTGTCTCAATGAAAATTGATTCTACTTTGCGTGAACGTGATCCACGTACTTCTGGGTTGATGCTTTCGTTGTGTCTAACAATAATCTTTGCTGGACCATCTTGGTAGCTGCTTTTTGTGCTGCCATACATCTTGCCTTCTTCTACTTTTCTTTTATCTTCATTCATACTATTTCTCGCCACGGTTGCTTGGATGTCAGAAATATCTAGGCTAGCTTTGCTAATGTCGTGTGTATCGAAACGGTACAGATTTGACATTGCAGTTTTGCGCATGTCTTGTAAAAACTTGTACCATTCTGTTAATTCTGAACCTTCTAAATCACTTGAAATATTCTTGCTGTAATAGATCTTCATAGTCTGATCAATCAAGCTAATAGTAATATTACCGTGATTGTGACCTTGGTTGTCTATATAATTAAAGTTGAAAAATGTTGCATCGGAAGGATTTTGTGTAGCTTCGCCGTCTACATCGCCTAATGTAATCTGCTTAAATTTGGAGCGGAGCTTGTCAAAGACCTGCTCGCCTATTTTATTCTGAATTTCCATAACTGTATTTATGCTAAGACATAATAAAAGGCATAGGCATGATGTCTGCGTCTAACTTGTCTCTTAATGTTGCGTCTAATGTTGGGTCGTAGGATTGTAATGCTTGCGCCATACGTACTGCTAAAATACTTGACATAACTAAGTCATCTGTTTCACCTTCTTTAGCTTCGTATGTAGGTCCGCGAGATATAAAAACTTTAAACTCAGACACTAAGTTTCTACTATTAACTTCCAAACGCTTGGATTCTATCAGTGACTTCAACTTTGCGCAGGCTGCTAACTTGTTTTTATTTGTTGTGTTAAAGCCGCGGCGGAATGTGCGGACATTGCCCCGACGAACAGGTTCAGTTAAGAATATGCCGCTAATGTTTTCTTCGCCTATCTCTGCAATAGAGACCAGAGCTGCTTCACCTAGCGTATTATTCTCGACCGAGTAGTAGACTGATTGTGTATCTTGTGTACATTCTACTATGTAGGTTGTTATGCGACTCATTAAGTTTATCTGTTTAGAAATCGGAGTTTTATTGTGCATCCATTCTCCAACTTGCACCATACCTGGAAGCTCATATATTTGGATAGCAGCATTATCACCGCCTGTTCCTAAGCTTGGATCAAGTGCCACAATGTATGCATGTCCTTTAGTTGGTTTCTTATACCATCTTACTTGCCCTTGCTTCTCGACCGGTTCTGTTCCTTGCAATCTTGTTAACGTTAACGCATCTATTAGCGTTTCGTCAAACGATATGAATTCGATATTGTGTTCACGACGGAATCGTTCTTCACCTAAGTCAGCAAGTTCTTCTTTCTTCCATTTCTCATCTCTGTCTGGGTGCTGATGCCAATATGCTTTAAACGCTCTAAAGCCGTTGATACCCAAGTGTGTTTTGTTGCCGAACTCGTCAATACACTTGTTAGCACCAAACCAAATTTGTGCAAACTGGTCTTCGTCGTTGTTTGGAGTAGATGTAATAATACATTTACCACCTGTTGATAGTGTTGGACGTATTGAGGTCCAAAACTCTTTCGCAATGTTAGGACGCACGAATGCAAATTCGTCCACGTATAGCAATGTAATAGACAAACCACGTCCAGTATTTTCTGTTGTTGCTTGAGATATAATACGTGAGCCGTTGTCAAATTCTATGCTACCTTTGTTGTATCCTGTAACACCAGCTCGTATATGGTCTGGGCATAATTCATATGCGTAGCGAACACGCTGCATGATTTCTTGTGCGCCCGAGAATTTGTGTGCTGCGATTAAGATTGTAGCGTCTGGGTTAAACATCGCATACCAAAGTAAATAGCCTGCTGCTGTTGCTGTCTTACCTAGCTGTCGCCCAAGTAAGTTAACGCTCATTCTATTTTCGTGGTATGTATCGATTAGATCTTTTTGGTAATCATATGGGGCGTAAAGTAGTTTACCCTTCATTGGGTGTTGGATATAAAAGAAATGCGACATAAAGTACATCGGTCCGGTAATTGGATCCGCGCACTGTACAAACTCAGCTAGCTGCTCGTCTGTAAACGATTCTTTTTGATGCGCTTTCTTAATTAAAACGCCGTCTAATGATTTTGACATATTATTATTTAGCCATTAAAAAGCCACTTTTGATAAATGTAGTAGCGAATTACATTCTCGGGCAGTGGCGTGCCTGCTTGCCTAACCATAACGGTCCTAAGGCAAAATTCTTTACATTAACTCCAGTTGCCCGTCGTCGCCTACGTAAACATCTACGTTGCCAAACTTTTCGCTTAGTTTTGTTAATCTAGTAGCTTCGGGTTCCGGCCAATCGCCGTCCCAAAATCCTGTTCCGTGCCCAGCTCTAGTAAACCAAAAGTCGTGTCCAGCTCTTGTTTCAACAGATGAAGAATCGGGTGTTGATCCTATTTGAATTTGGTCTAGTCCTGCTTGTTGTTGAAAAGCATCGCAATCTTTTTTAATTCTTGTAAGTGCTTCCGCTGAAAAATCTGTAGGATCATAGTTAAGTTCTAATGGTTCTCCACCTTGTTCGTTAGAGTTATCGGACTCTGCAAATAATATAGCTTCCATGTATGCTCGTGTAAATTCGTCCATCATATCAGCACGATAATTTTCATTAAGTAGGTTAGCGTACTTGCGCATAAAATCTGTGTCATTCATAGTGATATTTATCCAAATCTGTAGTAAAACGATATCGGAAACGCATTTATTTCCAATTCTATTGCTGCTTTGAGCCTGTGATTTCCTTCCCCTAGTAGTACATCGTAATTGCCGTCT